TAAATTCAGGGTTTGTATACTCACAACGTCTCACTATAAACCCAGGTGTTGCCAGTGTCGCTCCCCTCAGTGAATCTTGTCCTTTAAAACCACGCTTCAGTCTTTGGTGAAATACTCCGGGTCTGCATACTTCGCCATTTCAGGACTCGGATCTCCCTCGAATATATCCGCTTCCAGCCCAAGCTCTTTACGCCGCGCCTGGTTCCTCAGCCATTGTCGTTCAATATTGTGCCGATCTCGGGCATCCTCTTTGCCATGGTAATGAATTAAATCCGCCTGAATGTTTTTGTTGGTAAATAAATTCTCCTGCATTCCATACATGATATGGTGCGGGGAATTAATCCAGTGCATTCCCAGCTTCCGCCGGATAATCCGCAACTGGTAATCCGGGTACTGGCCAATGGTATGAGACGTAATCCAAAACCCGGGGCGTGCCATATCCGGAATCGCAAACGGCGAATCATCAAATCGCATTAATTCGTATGACTTCCGGGATACGTGAACACAATCCATGTCATCAGGCATACCATTATCATCAATGTCTGCCAGAAGCATTTTCAGGTCGTCAGAACACCGTTCATCAAAGTCCAAGATAAAGAAGATTGAGCCCAGTGGAATATACTGAAGCAAAATGTTGGATTGTATGATTTCCTGAGCGTGAAACCATTTTTCCCACTTGTGAGAATAAACCTCGACCTTATCGAATTGACGAAGCTCATGAACCGTATCATCAGAACTGCGGCCATCGATCACGATAATCCGGTCAACCCATGGCTCGTCGTGGATGTCACCGATTACGGGTTTGACATAGCGGGATTCATTTAAGCCCTTCATTCCGATTATCATTCTTTTTCCTTTTGCACTATATAAATTCTCAAAACTTGTTCCCCTGTAAATGCCTTACCCGTTCTATTTTCGTTTTCATCCCAGGCATCAGCAATTATATTCTTCACGCCACACTCCGTAATATCACCAGACATAATCGCCTCAATCAATTGAACTTTAACCTGATTTTGGAGATCCTTGTCGTCAATAGGTAAAATCATTCGGTCTATATTCATAGAGTCCTCTTTTTTAGCCTTTAGTAGTTCAGTTTTTCGGCCATAAGCCGCTCTAGAGATAAAGTTAAAAGGTCACGGTTTCTCATACACATAATTTCCCCAATTAGCATCGCCCTGTTTTCTTCAATGGGGAAATTACGGGGGAACATAACTTCTCCGTTCACAGTAAAATTCGAATCTTCTCCATCACACTCAATATCAATTTGTGCTTTTTCCATCTAACACCTCTTTCTCCTTTGACCATCTCTTACATCTTTCATTTCAACAATTCCTTCAACACCTTCTTTACAATCATGGGCGATATTGTGTGGATACACGGCGAATTACACTGAGGATTCTCCCCCCAACAATGGGTCATCTTCGAGCAAACCTTCAACATATCCGGTTTCAGGTTAATGATTTTACAGCCTTGAGCTTTAGGTTGAACCACGCGCGGCGGGGCAGGTCCGTAAATGACAACGGCATCCGTACCTACCGCACCGGCCAGGTGAGACAAGAAACTATCAATCACAACCGCGACCTTCGCATGGGCCATTACCCACGCACTCTCCCGCCAGGTCAATTTCCCGCAAAGGTCAAGATCGGACTTACACCTGATATCGCTCAAGCCACCGATCTGAATCACCGGGAGGCCAATCCCTTTCAAGGCTACATCCATGTGAGGGTATGATCGATATTTCGCATTCCCACCGGTTGTGTGGACAATGATGTAGTCTTCCACTGTTTTTCCCATTGAAAGAGATAACAATTGGGCAGGATGCACTTTAGGTTTCACCTGCTCAATCGCCAAATCATCCGCATCCACCTTGCAGAAGTACGGGTACATGCTGTGAAGGGTCACATCCAGATTATTAAATCCACCCTCAAGAATGTGCTCGTCATGAGGATTGTAGACAACTTGATACTGCCCTAATGACTGCGTATCCCAATCAATGATTTCGTCAATGTACGGATTGCCTTCGATGATATCTTGATAAATCCTCTGCGTCATATACACCAAAGGCAGTTTCGGATGTCGCTCTTTAATCCCCTTGAAGCACTGGGTCGCCATCAGCACATCACCCGCAGACGAGTGTTGAGCGAATAACACCTTATTGATTTTAGCCGCTGGTTTGATTTTATCGACTGAATCAAATAGGTCGTTGACGTTTCCTACCCCTTCCAACCAATTCCTTGCTCTTTCAATCCCTTTCTCGCTCATCTGCTTACGTAAGTCCGGATCAGCAGCTACCCTTAAAATGGTGTCTTTAATGTCTCTCACTTTACACGCCCTTGATTCCACCTCGGATTTTCCGCCTTCGGTCATTAGCGGAACAAAAGCCAGATCATTGCACGGCACCATCTCCGCTGCACCTATAACTAACTCTGTCTGAGATGTGGTATCTGAGGCAATTACCGGGGTCCCACAGGCCATTGCTTCAAGAGGCGTCCATGACAACCCTTCCTGAATCGTGCAGTTTACGAGGCAATCCATAGCGTTGTAAACATGCACCATTTGTTCGACGGGATATTTGAATCCTTGGGTTTTCTGAATTAAATCGCCCGAAATCGCGCCATAATCTTTCGCAATCTGTTTTAGGTTGTAAACCCCACCTTCTAAATCCGTATGAAGATACAGTAAAATATTAGGATTCTCACGCTTGGCCTCAAAATATGCTTTCAGTAACCGTTCAGGAGACTTTCTAACTTGGTTTTGCCCGACAAACCCAAATATTATCTTGTCAGCGGCTACACCTGAGAAAACCTTTTTTCTCACTAAAGCCTTATCCTGCGGTTTGAATAAATGTTTGTTGAAAAGTGGTGGCTTGAAGTAGGCAAGGTGTGGCACTCTTTCTTTAAGCATCTTAATGCCATATTGTGAGTATACGCATGGCAAATCACAGGTCGCCGCCAACTTCGCCCAATCGAGTCTTAAATGTTGAACATCGTAAGGGAAAATAAATATGATCTTAAATTTCTTGTGATCCCTGAGTTGTATTATACGATTCCAAATCAGTTGATATCGCCAAATATCAATTCCAACAAAACAGAGAATATCAAGATCAACTCTTTGGACAATGCTAACTAATCGTTCATTACCCCAAAAATCCTTCGGAGTTGTGGCGTTAATGACCGTGAACGGCATTGGGTCAAATACTGTTTTTATCGGATCCACATCATGAGAACAGAAACAGGCTACCTGATATTTTTCTTTATTCACTTGAGAAAGAACGGCGGCAAGCATATTGCCATTGCCGACTTTACTCAGCATGTGTTCACCCACAAAAAGAACTTTTTTCATCCTTCACCCTCCGGTGATTATCGATGATCCTCTTCTAAAATTGCGACATCCACTCCCGGGAACCTACGAGTCTCTACTGTAGACACTTGATAATATTCCCCGCTTACAGGTTGGAACCTATCCATTGACTGAACGCCTATCGAATGAGCTATATACAATTCATCCTTGCGGAGTTGAAGCAATGCAAGCTCCTCATCGTCCTCCAATGAATTCCCATAGAGCGCCGCCACCTGCATGGCATCGCAATTATCTTTTATTCCTTCCCACTGAGTTTCCTTGTGATAATCAGACCCCCACACTTCACCGCTGGGTCTGAGTAATTCTCCGCTGGATATGTTGCATTTGTAAAAGATACCACCGTAAACAATCGTATCGTTCTTGAACAAATCAGGGAGCATATTCATGATAAGAAATCGCTCGCTGGTTTCCTCAAAATCGATTACATCCCCAACTACAACATCAGTATCGTAAGACAGGTCCGCCTTCCTGAAATGCTCCAAACTTATTGGTTTCGTAGCTTGCTGGACATAATCATAAATAGCATACTCACCGGATATGTTTCCGGCATCTCGTATGATAGTGTACGCACTGCCGACTTTGGCCAGTGCCTTTTTTATACTTTCGCCAATCGCCATGTTTGCATTATGGTGTTATGATAACTTCATTATCTTCATCATATGTGTAATCTCGGCTTGTTTGCCCCTGATATCCAAATCCAGAATCAATCTTTGTCCCAGCAATTTCTGTCGCTGCAACACCGGCAAATTCCAGGGCGTTGTCCTCTATCGCCACATTAAAATCTTTATCCATCCGGTCAACTAATTTCGAGTAATGGTCAAACTGATGATTAAGGAATATATTCTTAAACCTGAAATCTTCCGCTGACTGCGAGAGCAGGTAAAAGAATAAATGCCTTTTGCTTCGTGAGATTAACCAAGTGAGCTTAAAATCAGCAGTTTGTGGCAATGACCATCCGGTATCACGCTCGGCGGCTAATATCGCATTGGTATAGTCATCATCTTCAATGCTACTCGAAAGCCCCTTCAATTCCTGTTGAAGCAACGCTGCCATTTCTGTGCTGGTCATGTTTCGGCCTCAGTTTCTCGTATTCTTTCTTAATTTTCGTAAGTATTTCAGGTTTTGGTGTGGCACCCTTTCGCCATCTCGTTATTGTCTGGTAACTTACGTTAAGTAAATTTGAGACAGCGGCTATTGTGCCCTTTGCATGGATTAGACCCTCCAGCTCTGGAAGGTGCTTGGTAGGTTTCTCTTTGGTTAAAAAGCTCGCGTTATCGGGTTCTGCCTCAACGGTTTTCTCGGTTGCGGCCTCCGGGGTTTCTTCTTCCTCGGGTACATTGATAGTTGTTTCGTGAATCGTTTCCGTCACTTCAGGCTTGGGCTCAGGGAGTACCCTTACTGTCCTGGCTCCCTGGGCCACTTCAGCCATTACATCCCTTGGAATCGGGGATATGGTGTCATCAAACACCATTCCCTTCTTCCAAAGTTCTTCACCTTTAATATGTTTCAAGACTTCGACTTTCATGTCGATTGCCCTCCGTTAAGTAGGTTCAAATGCTACAACCACGGCCAAATTCCGCATCTCGGTTGTGGGACTGGTTGTTCTGGTTAAGGTCATGTCATAGGTTATCATATCTCCAGGAGACACATCATTAGCAGACGCGCTCATTACAGCCTGCGTAATACCAGTGTCACCACTCACCTTAGTTGTTTTGTTGCTTGACGCCTCCCCACTCACGTGAGCAATAATGGGAGCAGTGGTCAGGCAAGTTGTCCCGTTGATTTTCACATCAACAGTTAAGGACAAGGTATTGCTATCATCCTTGCCACTTTCCTCGCAAGACAGCCAAACATCCTGGAGCTTACCACCAACATTTGCCGCCCCCAAAGGAGCATCAGTAATATTGCCAGTAATTTCACCAGAATGTAAGGCCATCATGGGTGACACTTCATTTGCTGCCCACTGTCTTTGAGCACCCGGGGAAGAGTATGGTCCCATTTTCTGTTTCATACCGTCACCCCCTTATGCTACGTCTAACTGGTAAACTGCATCCTCGTGATACAGAACGGGTAAACCCTTATCTTCAACTCGCACGAAGATTCCATCAGGATCGGTTTTCACCCAACGATCAATCTGCTGACCCCATTTTCTGGAAAGTTCATGGGGAGACTTCATCATTTCAGCAATCGGCTCGCCATCCACACTATCGGCCCACATGACAAACTTATCCGTAGGGATAAACTTCTTTGTCATATAAACATAATCCTCAGTAGCCTTATAAGCCGAGGCAAGCGTCCCGGTACAGGTAATGGTCCCTGCATTTGTATCTATGGACGCAATGGTTAAATCTTCTTTTGTGTTTGCCGAAGTATCCAGACAAGTTAAAGTTCCACCCACCTCAAAATCGGTGGTGTTATCAACATACACTGTCGGGGATGCACCAGCGGTCAGGGCAGTGGTTATCCATGCCCGGATCTGATACGCCTCGTCATACAGGTGCATATTCTGGATTCCAACCAAACTGCCAATCACGCTTAACGGGTTCTGGAAAAGATCCCCATCGCCATAAGACGACTTTGACAGAAGGGTCTGGATGGTATCGTCGAAAATCATGTACTTCAAAACTTCCGTAGTGAAGATAGCATGGTTCAAGATCCCCGCATTGGCATTGCTGATCACCAGCTTTGCAGCAAAAATGTCCTGAGCAATGTCTCGTTTGGTCCCATCACTCCACTTGTAATCAACTCCCAGGGAAACCTTGTTGTCATCGGGAATGCCGTAATCCAAGGTAATGTAGACATCATTATAATCCTTATATGTGAAGCCATCATTACAGAGCATCTGGGCAAGCATCCATTCCTCCCTGCGATACGATCTATTACTCAGATTACGTACCTGTTGAGAGAGAGTCCGGGCCGACTTCTGATACTTACGGTCGGTCCCGAGCTGACGAATGTTGTTCAAAAAAGAACTCCCAAAAAAGGTTCTTTCTTTCCAAAATGCCGCGTGAGCAGAGCTTGTTGAACTGCCCGGCACAACAGCATCCGGAGCCGCTGCATCCTCAGCCGCAAACGGGGTTAAACCCCTGCTGCCGATCTGAGATTCCCATTCAATGTCCGCTGACTCGTAATTTACCGCACTAAACATCTTCCTCAGAATCAAATTCGGTGGTTCCATGAATTTGGTAACGAGCTTATTTAGTACCGTTAACTTCAAGGCAGGTATATCACTAATACTAATAGGCATATTTGTTCACCTCCTTTCCTTTCTTACATAACCAGGTATCGCCCGTTCTCAACAGAACCCGAAAGGTCCGTCAGAACATCGGCGTTATAGTTATACAGCGAATCCTTATAAAGCATGGCGTTTTTGATGACCATAACACCCTGCGCTCCCTTGGCGTCCTCGCCCGTCCCAGCATCTACGGTTCCAACCAAAATCCCAACGCCTTTCACAAATGGAGTTGTGGCAAAGCTCTGGATGGTGATCACAGCGCCTTTGGCTATGGTTTGCGATTCAAAAGCATTCGTTACCGTGATTACCCCCATGTGGGTATAAGTTGTTCTGTCAATGGCCGTAATCGCGCCAAGGTCCGTTTCGGTCCCAGCACGATCGCTGTCCCCGCAAACCAGATGATCACCCACGAGAAACTTGTAGCTGTCATTCAACGTAGTGTATCCGGTCGTTCCGGTACTCGGGTCGGACACTAAGAATGCAGCCCCAAACAGATCGGCAATTCCAGCCGCTACGTTCCCAACAGTATCAATGCCAGTGTACGGCACATACTGATCCACTCGACTTGTGCTCTCCGTGATGATCCCCATAACTGCACCAGCTTCTATAATTCCGTAGCCGGCAGGAATGGTTATCGCCCTCGATAAAGCATTGTTGGGGTCACTGTAAAACAGCCGTTTCATATCGGACTGTGAACCTCTCAAAATATATGGTGTATCTCCTTGTGGCATATTACTTCACCTCCTTTTTTCCACCGGACATGACGAATATCTCATCCGCCAAATCTTCATCGGCCTGGTCTTCTTTCTTCAGTTTGGCGCTCTCGCCCTCAACCTCCTTGACCGAAACACCAAAACCAGACGTTTCTGAAGTTATGCCCCTGGATTCCCAATCTTCGATCTCGGCATCGACCGCCTTCCCGAAAGCCTCGGCATCAAGCTGGTCATCTTTGATGAAATCTTCATGACTGACTTGATTCCTCACCTTGTCATTCAGTCGATCCGGAATTGTGCTCTCGCTCAATTTCTCATTCCAGATCTCTTTGGCATCAGACTTCAGCTCCTTTTCCGTGCGGATGGCATCAGACTTCTGAAGCGCGGCAATCTCTTTCTTTGATTCCTTACGCTCATCGCTACGACCATCTCGCTCCTGGGCCAGCTTGTCCTCAAGGTCCGTTTTTTCCTTATCGAACTTATCAGAAAGCTCTTTGGTCACATCATCAGTGGTTTTAGTCACGATTTCGGCCAAAAGCTCAGGGTGTTCCTTGCTTAACTGCTCAAAGTTCATTTCCTTCACCTCCTCGTTAAATTGTTTATCGGCTTGGTCGCTCCGAGCGTTGCTTATGGTTTTAAGACTTATCTCTATCTCATCACTTGCAAAAGCCGCTGATTTTGTGTTGGTGTCATACCCGAATACACAAACCGAAGCCTCTTTGAATGTAGATTTGCGCCAAACAGTCCCTGGTCCCTTCAGAACTATCCCGTTCACTTCCGCTTTTTCACCCTTATTAAGTCTTTCCACAGAAGTAGGGGAAGCATAAATACTGGCCTCAAACGGAAATCCGGATTTTGATAGCTTCCTGAATTCCTTACTTTCCGGAGTATCAACAAATTGAGCACCATTGAATTTAATTGCCCCCATACTGGTATCCGGCTTTTTAGCAAATGCAATCTTTTTAGACGTTTCATGGTTTTCAAGGATAGGATACTGTTTTTTCGGGAAAGACATCCCCGCCAAATCAATTGACAAATTTCCCCAATACCAGTGGTCTTCAATAATCCCCCCGCTATACGCAACCATCTGGAAATCATCCTCGCCGTCTTGATCTTTCACTTGAGCAAACCCTTCGTGATCCATAAAATGAAGAGCCGCTTTCGGCATTTTCGTAACTGTAGTTTCCATTGATTGTTTCTCCTTTTTTTTCATTACTTCCTGCCTTTTCCTGTTTTCCGGGTCGGTTTACAACCCCCGCGCCCACGGTTATTCCTGGTTCCACCACCACTACCGTTTTTCTTTGGAACTCCCTTTGCCATCGTCTTTCACCTTCTTTCTTGCCGGTTCCGCCTGCTGACTCTCCTGGATGCTCTCCGCATCTACTGTCATTGGTAATTCCGGATATTTTCTTTTTTCAGTCTCATACTGAAGTCTCATTTTTGGATAATTTGCATAACCCAATTTTTTAACCAATTCGGATTTCGGGATCCCCGCTGTATCGCTCAGATCACTGTGCTTTACACCAAAAAGGCTCCGCGCCCTGGATTCCATATCGTTGATTTCAGAAGTCGGGAAATTGATGTCGATAATAGCCTCGGGATGTTTCTTGACTTTTTTGAAAATCGGCTCGGATTCGCCGTCACTTTTCCCGGGTTTAAACGCCACAGCCTCTTCGACATTGAAGAATTCCGGAAATGCAGTCACTTGTGACCGTAAGAAAAAAATGCTCCCCCAGAAATCATACCGGAGGAACCGCTCGAAATAGGCAATCTCATCAGAAGTCCGGTCACTCATAGGTCCCCGGGATTCCTTAACAGACGCAAACGTCCCGGTTGACTGCCCTGTAGTTACACCTGATTCTTCATTTAAGCCTGACGTAACCATGGCCATAATATCTGAATCTGAATCGGAGATATTCGGTAGATTCGGGTTTGACGCCTTCATTTCCATGTTTGGCCCCAGCACCATCGTTCCGCCCGGGGTCTTTTTGGCTGCAATGCCTGTCTTTTGCCGATCTGCATCTGACATTTTCAACCACTGGATCCACGATTTCACGTCCGTGAAGTTCACAATCCACACATAGGCTCCCGCGGATTTCTTGTGGTCCAGTTCATACTTTTTAATGTCCTCGTAATACTGTACCCACTCAAGAACCGTCCGGATGTGGCCAATGTTTCGTCTTGTGATATATCCCTGATCCCATGCCACGATGAAACGGTTGAACCCGCCCATTTTCTTGAAAACTTTCTTTCCGGACTTACTATTTTTCAGCGCGGTCGACGAATACGCCTGACTTTGCTTTGCATACTCAAGCCATTCGGGGTATCGAGCGATAAAAATGGACGGGATTTGCTCATCTACGCCGTTCTCATCGTCTTTTATGCAGTAAATAAGGGGAGTTGTGGTTTTAGTGGGATGGAATATAATACCGGATTCTTCTTGACTGGATTCAATGGCGGATGGGTCAATAAAATCAACTTCTATGAAACCCGTGGTATGACAGGTGAGACAAAGAAACAACTCCCCTTCAATTTTTCCCCGGCCAACGTACTTCGGCCAGTAATTATAGAGACGATTTCGAGGATCAAGCTCAATTTCCTCAATAACATCCTGTATTTGCTGAATTTCAGAACTGGTCTCAAAACCAAAACCAGTGAGACGCCCTACAAGACCTTTGGTGGCAGTTGCTACCTGGGGGTTTCGGGTAGCTTTAACAAAGCACTGCTCTTGTAGAACGCTCCTGGTTGTCGCGGAATCATCCTTGTCAGGATAGGCGGAGGATTGTCCGGTGTCAGGATCTCGATAACCCGCTTCGTCCGGATCGTATTGCCACGGGGTACTCATGGACAGCTCCCGGGCAACAACTTCGAGATACTTATCAGGGACATCATTTATAGTAAGTTCTGGTTTCTTTGGTTTTGGCATGGGCTCCATAAAAAAAGCCGAATCAGAGAAAGACGAAGGAGGAATTGAACTAAATTCCGTCTTTTCTCTAAATTCGGCTTTTGAAAAGCTCTGGGACTATTCGGCGTTCGGGACGCTCAACTGCCTATTAAAATCTATTCACACATTTGCAACTCCTGCATTTGACAGAAATTCCCCGCACTAAATATTCCCGCTTTCCTTTGAACAATAAAGCGTTACATTTTCGGCAACGAATCTCAATCTCAGCCATTTAATCTCATTATTTTATATAAGAAAAATTTATGTATAATTATCACCTATCACAAAAACTTATGAGTGTCAAGGAAAAAATGCACAATCACATCTTCCCCACGATAAACGATCCCAGCATATCGTTCACATCACAAGTCTGCGTACCATACAGGTCAGCTCGCATTTTCAACATTAAATCACCGAAACTCCGTACAATGTCCTCTGATTTTGCACCCTCCAGTTGTGACAACTCCCGGAACTCACAGTATCCCTTAACAACACTGTCCGCACCAATCAAGGCTAAGCGCATTCCGATCTTTGCCATTTGTTGCCCCAGGGCCTCTTGCTTCTGTGGGCTTTTGGCAACCTGCCGCTGAATTTTCGGGTCCGTAAAACTGGTGAACAGGCTAATCACATCGAGGTACACGGTTAATTTCTCGTTTGTAAGTGCGTCCCGAGGACGCCCCATCGTCAATTCCGCTTTTTCATTCATTTGAATTCTCCTTTTTGCAATGCCACAATCACGTAGTTCGTCTTTAAATACCGTCACAAAAATCAGCAAGCTCCCCAATTTTATCCCAAAATGTATTATCTAATGCCTTGTCGAGTCTCCATCCCGTTTGTATATGTCCTCGACAGGCCAGCTCAGCCATAACCAATGCCGGATTGTCGGACACTTTCCATGAATTATCCCTTGGATCATAGATTTTCACACCATCCAGTATATAATTAGTTTCTACCATTTCCCCAGCAATCCCCCCGCTTTAAAAAACATCCCAAAACTCTTAGCACCCTTCCGCTCCCGGAAACTGTCCACGCCTAAATTCAACCCAGCGTACACCGCTGACCCCACTGAAAACATGCAATCATCCTGGATTCCGTACTTCTCGGACTTCTCGGGGCTCCCAAACTTACTCTTTGACGCCTCGGGATTATGGTCAAACACACTCGCCTCTTCTTTGAGAATATCATCCTGCTTTTGCCCTCGGACTAAAACAGGCGGGGTCTTAAACCTGCCACTCTTGTACGCCAAATATAATTCCGTGAACATAGTCCTCTGCCGAGCGTATACCGGATAATAGATTATGGGCAAGATATCATTGTCCTCACACCACTGCACGGTATCCACCGCTCCCCAGCGTTCAGTCCCGAACACGTCAATTCCATTATACTCATCTTTTATGGCTGTCAAGACATCCTTCACCACCTCAATCGAATGATCCTCAACGTCTACCAGATGAAGAAGAAAATATAAATACCGCGGGGCGTCCGCATTGTCAGCCGGATACGGATTCGACCGGGAGCCCGCCAATCCCTTCGCTATGGCCGTCACGATTGTCCTGGCCGCTGTCCGGGTCTTCATAGGGTCCGCCCTATCCATCCCCGCCATAATCGCCCAGTCAGTATCGTACATATCTCCGATCTTCTGGAGGTCCTCCACAGACGCCATTGCAGAATTCCCGAAAGCATCAGACAGGGTGTAAATATCGCTCACTGGCCATAACCGCTGATCCCACTCTCCAAATCGATCCTTGTGCTGCTCAAACAATATTGGCGCAACCGTGGGCTCCTCAAATTCCTCCTCCGAATCTTTACCCTGCCGGATAATCTTCTGCTCCTGCTCAACAAGTTTATTTTTAGCAGTGAGGATTTCCATAAGCGCCGGATGAACATTAAGCTGGTGATCAATCCCAAGGAAGTTGGTCGCCTCAATTATCTCGTCAGTGAACACCCGCTCGGCGCCGGCAGACCAGGAATTGATATAAAATCGCTCGTATTCCCCAAATGGCAGACGTTCTTTTTGGGAATCAAGATATGCTTGCGTTATCCCAGGATTCCAAAACTCTTTCTCAGTTCCTTTGGTTTGCCGAAAAGAATAAAATAGGTAGGGATCTTTTTTATTTTTCCACGTTTGATATAGCCTATAAAGAATATGGCTTTTTGGCGCAACCGTTGTATCGATAACTCCTAATCCATTTTTAATCCCACGCATGGAACTGTCAATCTCAGTGAAGAACTTAAAATTCTTGGCCTGATGGAATTCATTAAATGTGTAGCCCGTGCATCCACTATAAATTCCAGTAAATGACGAAACGGGCCGGATGAAGGACGTAACATTCCCTTTACCATCCTTCATTTGAATTTGCCTTTGCTGAAGGTTTTGTTTCCCCAATTTTGTGACTAATCTTGGACTATTAGAAATCACCCGCACCATTTCCTCAAAATGATGGAAGCGCACTTGCCCCGAACTGTTAGCGCCCAAAATAATTGTCATCTTTGGAAAACAGAAAAACCGCCAAAGCTGAATTAGAATAGCCTCAACCGATTTTCCTTCACCCCGTGGCCACATAGCAATCAAAAGCCGATACTTAAATTCCCCATCATTCATCTCAAGACCTGGGATAATTAAATACTCTTGCTGTCTTTTCCACATCTCTCGAATCTTCGGCGGGAACTCAGGAAACGACATCCACTGTGGGATATCTGATCCTTCCGGAAATACAGACAACCGAACATTCTCCTCAACCCACTGGATAAATCCCTCTCCACCTTTGCGATAATCTTCAGCTTTAGACATATTTACCTCGCCCTGCCCAACCTTGCCGTACCCAACCTAACCGAACCATGCCATGCCACACCGAATTTCCCTGCCCTGCCCTGCCGGACCTTGCCCCGCCGGACCCTGCCCTGCCGGACCTTGCCCCGCCGGACCGCACCCTACCTCACCACACCCTAAGTTGGATCATCTGATAACTCTTGCACTTTTCCTTTCAATGACGGAATTTTTCGCTTCCTAAACGCCGCCTGAAGAAAAGCTGCCCGTTCCATCTTTCGTAATCGTAAACTTTGATTTTCAAGAGATAGCATGTCTTCTGCTACATGAACCAATACCTGCATGGACTTCAAAACTGTCCTCTGCGCCTTCTTCAAATATCGATCCACCCCGCTTGTCACTTGCTCATCAGGCTCCAGAACTCGATACCCTTGCCCAACCTCGTTACTCAAGAAGATACTGTAATCAACCAATAACTCTGCTTTCAAAGGCTCAATGGCTGACAACCGCTCGAATTCAAATTTCTTGTATTCCTCGATCGTTTCCGGCTCCTTCATATCCATCCATTCATTCAACTGCTCATGGGTGAACAATACTCCGTATCCCTCGTCAGTCGTTATTTTCACGATCTCTTCAAGCGCATTCTTATAAGGTGGAAATGTCTTTAAATCCCCATTGCTTCCGTTGCCAACTGAATCGTTCATAAGTCCCCCCTTTCTATTTTAGATTAAAAAATCCTCGCCCCGCCATACCTCGCCCCGCCATACCGTACCGCGCCCCACCGGACCTTACCCCGCCTAACCTTGCCGAACCATACCGTACCCGACCTGACCCAACCGCACCCTACCATACCGCACCGCACCATACACCTTAAACTATTTAACAACCTCGACATTAAACCGCCCCAGCCGTGGCCGTTTCTCACATAATCCAATAAGCCGCCCCGCATCCTGGATACAAGACAACAGCGTCCGCTCATTGATAATATTCCCATCAAACAAAATATTCGCATTACACGACCA